TTACGCTGCAGCCGTATCGTCGTCAATCTCGTCCGACGCCTTGAGCGCCAGGCCGTGATGCGGCACGGCGGTACCGTCCTCGCCATCTGCCACGCGCAGTTCTGTCTCTCCCCAAGTCACAGCCCTGCGGATGTCTGCGAACCCGATCTTCGCCAGCTCGCGCAACACCATGTCCTGCGTGATCTCGGTACGCTCTGCCCTCGCCTTCATTTCCCGCTGCACCGCAGCGGCAACATCTGGTTTTGTCAGGTTTTCATACCCGATCGCATTCGCGCGGTGCGAACTGTACCCAGCTCGAATCGCAGCCTGAGTCGCGTTCAGGTCGATAAGGTATTCCTTGACGAAGCGCGACTGCTTGGGCGTGAGTCCTTTTCGACCCATCACCTCGTCCCCAGCCCGAACACCTGGTAGAGCGCATCGAAGTCCGCCGGCCGCGCCTGCGGCTTGAGCCGGTAGAAGCACGCCGTGTAGCGCTCACCAGTCCGGCGCGTGCGACGCATGCAGGCTGTGCCCTCCACTGCCTCGATCAGGCGGAACCGCCGCAGCCAGGAGCACGCCGCGCGTACCGGGTACTCGTCACATCCCATCGCCGCCGCGATGTCGGTCGTGGTGAAGACGCTCACCCCTTCAGCGTCTTTGATCTCGCCCTCGTAGGCTCGGATGGCATCGAGCACGGTTTCCGTCGTCACGTTCATGCTGTCACTTCCCAGATCTCAATCACTGCGCCAGGCGAATCCAGTGCGTCATCACCTTCCATCGGAAACACCTTCGCCAGCCGCGTGTACTCGATCACTCGAGCGTCGTCCTGCTCCTTCACTCGAACACCTCCACATCCCAGCCGCCCCCATCCTTCTTCGCCTTTGCGAACACAGCCAGGAAGCGGAACGGGTACATCTCGGCGGCGATCTTGATCTTGGCCCTCGCGTCGTCCATCCATCGGCCCTTGACCTCGTGGCACTCGATCTGACCAGACGCCAACATGACGGCGTAGTCCGGCGTGTAGAACGTGCTGTCGGCCAGCCTCAGCTTTAACCCCTCGAATCGATACCACACGATCTCTCCGGCCGCCTCGCGAGCTCTTAGCGTGGCCTCGTATGCAGCCTCTGTCTTGTTCTGCTGCCCGGCCTTCAGCCTGCCAAGTGCCAGAAGGCCGCCGGCTGCCTTTGTAGAAACCTTGTGTCGCACCACTACCGCCAATCCCCCCTCTCCCCGCGATTTCCCTTTGCCCACTGTGCGTTCGCATCCGGAAGCAGTACCGAGTACCCGCTGCTTCGCTTCATCGCCTCGACTGCAGCCCGATTCCCCTGCGCCCGAAACCGCAGCAACTGGCGCACCAAACAGCGATGCTTGAAATTCATGCCCCATGACTCACCCCGTTCGCGTTCAGGCAGCAATAGCGTCATAGCCTGCTGCCTCGAGCGCCTGCCTTGCGCGCTCGGAGCGGATCACACCCAGCGCGACGTGCTCGGCGAGGATCTGCAGGAAACGCTGGTCGCCGGACTCGGCGAGCTCGATGATGCGGCTTTCCCACAGCGAGCCACGAGCGCCGCGGGCCGGCGGGGTCTTCGCCCAGGCTACGCCGTCGCCAACTTGCTTCATGTGCCCGGCCAGGGCGCCGGCTTGCTGCGCCGCGCTCATGCCGCGCTCCTGCTGTCGATTACGCGAAGCGGCTGCGTAGCCTCGACCGCTGCGACGGATGCCGTGGCGAACCCGATCAGCGGCCGGCGCGTGCCGCTCTGCATCACCGCCTCGGCCTTGGTGGCGTCGCCGATCAGCCGCGGCGGATCGGAGCGCAGGCCGCGCCGCACGTTTTCCGCCTCGGCGATGCCCGTCAGCACCGGCGGATACTCGGGTCTCTCGTTGCGCATGGCGTAGCCGCGATAGCGGTTCTCGAACTCCTTGGCCACGAACGGCCACTCTTCCTCGGTCTTCGTGCCGAGGCCAACCCAGCCGCCCATGTCGTGCAGCACGCGATGGATCAGCGCATCGTCGAACGCCACGCTGGCGTAGGTGCCGACGTGGCGCACGGCCTTGTCGATCTTTGCCCAGGCGCGCAGTGCGGAGTCCTGCGTTGTGCCGCCGAGCATGCGGCGGATGTCCGCGATTTTCGGCATGAACTGGCCTGTGTCCGGGTTCTGCACGTGGGCATTCAGCGCATGCCGCACAGCCGGCAGGTCGAGGTCCTTCAGCCCCTGCCAGTAGATCGCGATCACGCCCGGCGACAGCGGCTTGCCGCAGTACTCGGCCACCGCCTGGAGCATGTCGGAGAACGCATCGAATTCGTGTTGCTGCATGGGTTCAACCCTCGCCGAAGATCAGTCGCTTGGCCTCATCGGCCGCTTGTCGATTACGGTCTGCCAACGTCGGGGATGCTCTCGGCAGCGGTCGCACCTTGGCCGCATCGCGGCGACGCCCCTCTGCGGCAGCAAGCACCCAGGCCATGCCCTTGCCTCGCGCGTTCGGTTCTGCGGCAATGGCGCACAGCTCGTCGGAAGTGACCCCGGCCTGCAGAAGGGCAAGTAGCTTCGGATGAGACGGATTCACGCCCTGGATGTCGTTGTCCCGCATGCGGCGGCAGATCGCGCCGGCCTCGGTGGGCTCGACTTCAGGGGAAGGGTCTGCAGAAGCGAGCGCGATCGGCACCTCGGGCGCGCTACTGACGCTCAGTGATTCGCTCGCTTTTGGTTCACCTGGTAGATGGTGATTGGTGCTTGGTGCTTGGTGAGCTTTCTTCTGGGTTTCGGTTTCGGAACCCACAGAAAACCCACCGGGTTTCTTCTGGGTTTCGGTTTCGGAACCTGTCGGGTTCTTCGGAGGGCGTCCGCCTTTCTTGCCGTTCTGCCTGGCGGTCTCGATCCGAGCTTGAGCGCCTGCAATCTCCTCCTCGGCACGGCGATTGATCCACACCCCGTCCACTCGCTCGAAGAACTCCTCCAGCACGACATCAACGGCTTGGCGCTCCTCTTCCGAGCGAGCCCTAGCAAGGCGATATGCCTGCGCCGCGGGAATGCCTGCTTCCGTGGAGTAATAGCGGTCGAGCAGAATGCGATACGCGCCGTGCTCGAGCATGGAAAGGTGGCCCGTGTCCTTGGCGTAGTCGCCGAGGTGGTGCTCGTAGTAGTTAATGGCTGCGCCCTCCGATATGGAGTCGAGCTTTAGCGGCCATATAGGCGGCGTGCGCTTCCTCCGGGGAGTCGAAATAGCCAACGTGGTGGCGCATCTTGTTCGCCATGATCTTTGACTGCCAGCGCTGGTGTTGCTTGTTCCATGTGACGCCGAGCAGCCCGCAGCTGCGATTGTTGGCCTGCGCGCTGCCCTTGTTCTGCGAGTTCCCCGCACGATCCACGACGCGAAGGTTCTCCAGACGATCATCGAGGCGGTCGCCGTTGATGTGGTCGATCTCTCCTTCAGGCCATGAGCCATGGGACAGGAACCACGCCAAACGGCAGGCTCGGATGGACTTTCTGGCAAGTCGGATCACACGGTATCCGTAGACGCTCACGGTGCCGGCAGGCTTGCCAACGGTGATGCCTGGAGCAGAAACGGCCCACGTGAAAGCTCCGGTTGAAGGGTCGTAATGGATTCGGTTGTAGTAGTTCATGCGACCCTCCACGCCTTCTCATGCTGGAAGTTCGCCTCGACCAGAGCGCGGGCAACCGGCGGGCAAACGCTGTTGCCGCACATGCGGACCTGCTCGGTCTTCGTGAGCCGGATCTCCCGGCCGTCTTCGTCGATGCCGCGATCGATGATGTAGTCGTCACCGAAGCCCTGCGCTCGGAACAACTCGCGCGGTGAGAGCATCCGCAGGCCGATGTCGGCGATGGCGTACTGCTCGCCGGCGACGGTGACCAGCGCGAAGCGGTCGCGGGTCGTGACGGTGTGCAGCGGATCGAGCAGGCGCGGATCCTGGTCGCTGCCGTAGTACTTCACCAGGAAGGCGCGCACTTCGCCGAAGTGGAGACCTTGCGCACTTACGGTTTGCAGCGGCTCAAATAGCCCCTGACCGCGAAAGCAGTCATAGCCCGGGGCGGTGTGGTTCGGCTTTACGATGAACGGCTCCGCCGCATCGACGACATAGCGCATCACGCCCTTCGCCACACGGCGCAGCGTGGCATCGGCCAGCGGCCGGCGCACACCAAGCGCCCGCCCCTCCTCCTTGCTCAGGAAGATGCTCGGGCACGGCAGCGACCAGTCGATGCACTCGGCGGCCGTACGCCACGGCAGCAGACGACCCGAAAGCACGTCGCGGCTGCTCGGGTCGCCGTGCGTCGGCTCCGGCCAGCGGATCGGCAGCTTGTCCCGCCGCGCGATCAGGAAGAAGCGCTTGCGGATGGTCGGCGCGCCGTAGTCGCATGCCCGCAGCTCGCGCCACTCCACCGCGTAGCCCTGCCGGCGCAGCGCATTCACGAACGCATTGAACTCGCGCCCCTTGCGCCGCGGGCAAGGCCTGTGGCCGCCGTCTTCATGACGCACCACGGGCCCCCAGGTGACGAACTCTTCGACGTTCTCGAGCGCGATCACGCGGGGCTGCTTGATCGAAGCCCAGCGCAGCGCCACCCAGGCAAGGCCGCGGATCCTTTTCTCGACGGGGGTGCCGCCCTTCGCCTTCGAGAAGTGCTTGCAGTCCGGCGACAGCCACACCAGCCCAACCGGGCCCTTGATCTCGCGCGGATCCACGTTCCACACGCTCTCGCACAGATGGCGCGTGTTCGGATGGTTGGCGCGGTGCATCGCCAGCGCAGCCGGATCGTGGTTGATCGCGACATCGACCGGGCGCCCGAACGCAGCCTCGAGGCCACTGCTGGTGCCACCACCGCCGGCGAAGTTATCGACGATCTGCTCGTTGGGCAGCAGCGGGAGGGTGAAGTCATCGCGCCACATTCCCGCCCCTACCCTTTTGCATTACCAACTCACGAAGCCGCGACGGCAGGATGTCGACATCGTCCTCATCCATGCAGTCGACCGTGATCAGGAACCGTGCGTACTCGCCCATTGTTGAGAAGCCCAATGCCCGCGCACGGCGCAGACCGAGCGTCTTGAGCTCTGCGGGCATTCGGAGCGAGAAACCATCGTCCATCGCGACGCCTGACGAGTCGGCCGCGCGGCGCGAGAACTGCGGATCGTCCCCGGCGGCGACCTCACCGACAGGCTTCCTGGCGAACCAGGTGAAGGGATTGAGCAGAGACACTAGCGGTGCTCCAGGGGGGTTAAGAGCGGCTTCCCCAATGCGGATAGAATGGAAGGTCTCACGCAACCACCATCCGCACAGGAGAAGCCATGAACTTGGAAGAACGCGTCGCGGCAATCGAAGAGAGGGCAGCAAAAATCGAGGTTCTGCTGCAGCTGCAAAGCCTGAGCATCACGGCTGCCCTCGCGGCTGTCGGGGACGAGCATCGAGTGCTTGCCTGTCTGAAAGGCGTTGCCGAGCAGCACGACGCACACGGGCTCTACGCCACTTCTCTTTCAGACGATCAGCTGCATCGCGTGCTCGCGGGAATACGCGGGCAGATTGCGGAGCTAGAGCGGCGGCTACACCAGCCCGCATCACCCAATACGCCAGCTTGACGCCCTGCTCCACTGCAGGTCGGTCGATCGGCATCACGCCGCCTCCTGGCTGGACTGGGTGGCAGGCGGAGCGCTGCGGCGCAGGCACGCCCAGTGCTCGACAAGATCTGGCCGCAACTCTTCGCAGATCACCGCCCGCCCCGTCGCGATCTCAACCTGAGAACACCGCTCGCTCGGGATTGGGCGCACCCCTGTTATCCACTGATGGACCGTCGGAACAGAAACGCCGATTGCTCGCGCCAGCGCGGAAATCGATCCAAAGTGATCACAGGCTCGTTGGATGGGTGTTTTGGTATCCATGGGCTCATGGTAAGGCGGCGCCTAATCTTTGACAAGAGGAATTGCCTAATCTCTCGCAAGCGTGATCCATTAGGCCATGCTTAAAGGTAAAGAATTCGGCGCAGCCATTGCGCGCGCGATCCAGTTGAAGCTCGACTCCGGGGCTGCGAAGACGAAGGCCGAGATCGCGCGTCATTTTGGGATGAAGCCGCCATCACTGGCTGACTGGGTCAAGAAGGGCTCTGTCGCAAAAGACAAACTGCCTGAGCTATGGCGTTACTTCTCTGATGTTGCGGGACCTGATCACTGGGGGATGACGAAGTCCGAGTGGCCAGCGGGGCTTACCGACGACCGTGACGCCGATCACGCTCATGACAAGAGCGGTGTCGCTCTATTACCTTCGTCTAATAGCAAGGCGGACGACGGCGAAGCACAATCGCCAGCTGCGGCGCAACCAACTGTCGCAGACTTGCTGGAGCGCTTGCGTGCCGAGATCTCCACGCAACCGGAAGCAGTCAAGCGCGCGATCGCCGAGTTGATGGCGGAGTATGTGACCACGCCCGACGAAGCCACAGGCCGCGCCGTCGCCGACGCCATTCTGAGAATCCTTGGCCCTCGCCCATGATCCCTGACCACGACGAACACGGACTGTTGCCTCCCGGCATCCACGACGCCTCACCAGCGGAGATCGAGAGGCGCTTCTGCTGGACGCCGCGGCGCGCAGAACTGCTGAACGGGCTGCAGCGACTGCTGGCCGAATGGTGGATACCGCAGAACCTGCAGGGGGCCGTGCTCGTTGACGGCAGCTTCGTGCGGCGCAAGCCAGACCCGGAAGACATCGACGCCGTGTTCGATCTGGCCCCGCATGCCCCCCTCGAGCAGGCCGTAATCTTCATGTTGCGCTGTCAGATCGAGCGCGCAGCGCTGAAAGCGAACTATCATGTCGACGTATGGCCTCGCCACCCTGCCCTCCCGAACGACCTGGCAGCATTCTTCCAGTACGTCGGCGACAAAGCAGCGGCCGAATTGCAACTCGCCCGCACCCACCCGAAAGGCATTCTCAGGATCGTTCCATGACCGACCGCCGCCCACTCTGGGACGGATCCCCAAAAGACGCAATGCGCGTGTTCCTCGAGCACAGCGTCGGCATTGGTCTGCTCGCCAAAGAGCACGGGGTGGCTGTCGATCCGGCAGAGTTGGTCGGCGGGGTTATTGATCAGCTCGACAAGATCGCGCGCGAGTCCTACCCGCTATTCCAGGTCGTGGAGAATTCGGACCTCGTATTGCACGCCGAGGGGCCGGGGGCCGAGCACGCGCTACCATGGCTGTCCGCGTTCAATTGGCTAACCGGGACGGCCAACAAGAACATGCGCGCCCTAATCAGATCCACCCTCGACCTGATGGGCGTCGACGGCAAGCGCATTTCGCGCGAGGCGGATCTGCGTCTCTCCGGCGTCGCGCCGGGCAGCATATGGATCGGACTCAAGCTGATGCTGCCCGACTCCCCACTGCTGCCCGCAGATGGCCAGTTGGGCGAGCGCTTGGCCGACACCGCGGCGCGCCTGCCCATGCTCGCGCGCTTCATCGACGACGAAACGCTGCGCCCCGGCTTGCACGAAGCGGAGCCCGACCCGGCGCAGCGCGACGTCGCGCTCTTGTCGCTGCTAGCCTTCGCCCCCACCGGAAAGCGCGGCATCCACACGCTGGGCATCTCGTCGCGCGAGTACGGCAGCGCCACCCTGTCGCAACGCGAGCGCGTCGTCTTGCAGGAAGCGTTACGCCATCCTTTGCCCGGGCGTTTGCGCGAGGGCGCGCTACAAGGCGAAGTGCGCGAGGCCGATCTCGACAAGACGCGGTTTCACCTTCGAACGCCCGAAGGCGTGGTGCGTTGCGTGCTGCCGGCGCTGCATACCGAGCAAGCCAGAATCATGTTGGGCCGCCCATTCCGGGTGACGGGAAAGTACGAGACTGACCGCGACGGCCACCCTCGCCTGATGTACGTCGAACGCATAGAACCGATGCCCGAGAGCGGTCGGCTACTTTGAATATTCTGGCCACCGCGCCAGTGCCATGCACCTCGGCGCCTTCCTGCATGCGGTACAGAAGCTAGCTATACGCCCACTGTCGGGCGCCGCCCTGGTCACCGGCATTGCGCCGAAGGAACTGGAAGCCAAGGTCACCACGTTTTTCGGCAAGCCTTGCCACATCGTGTATTCGGAGACGGTGTTCTACGACGACAGCACCGACCAACAGAAGCGCGTGCGCACCCTGCTCGACATCTCGGCAATCTAGGGTACGGTATCGACGAGTTCACACGTTATAACAATTTTATTATACGATGCCCTTCGCTCTGTATGACCATGTGAACGCCCACGGTGAGAACGAGATCGCTGCATGGACGCGAGACCTACAGACGCGGGATCGAGCCAAGCTGGCCAACAGGCTGGACAAGTTGCACCAACTTGGGCTGGCGCTTCTTCCGGAAGTACTGACCGGAACCGACACCCCGGGAATCCTGAAGTTGCGCGTGCGCGGCAATGTCCAGTTGCGCCCCGTGCTGTGCAGGGGGCCGATCGACATGAGCGAAGAGTTCACGCTATTGCTTGGCGCCAAGGAGGTCGGCGGCAAGCTCGTACCGCGTCAAGCAGATGCGCTCGCGGGCGACATAAGGCAGGCGGTCAAGGCCGACCCTGCAAACAGGAGGAAAGAACATGAGCACATTCGCTGATCGACTCGTCGACGATTTTGCCGACAAGGAGTTTGCCCACGGCTACATGCAGGATCACGGCAACGTCGTGATCGCCGCTCAGATCAAGGCGCTGCGTGAGCAGCGCGGGCTGTCTCAGGAAGCGCTGGCCCAACTCGCGGGAATGAAGCAGGAACGCATCAGCACGCTCGAGAACGTCGACTACGACGCCTGGACGGTGAAAACACTGCGCAAGCTTTCCGAAGCCTTCGACGTGCACCTGAAGGTGGCCTTCGTGCCCTTCAGCGAAGGCATCATGGATGCGGTCAACCTCCGCCGCGAGCGGCTTGAGGTCGTTTCGCGCGAAGAAGATCTTGCGCAGTTTCGCGGCCTGCGCAAGGTGCATAGCAACGGTGAATGGAAAGCGATCAACGGCAACCACATCGCCATCGTGAAACCGCTGACTGCGGCCGGGCCCGTTAACCCAACGCTTCCGGGCTGGCAACGTATTGATCAAGGTCCGAGAGAGGCCGCCCGTGGCTAAGACCGAAGGCCCCACGCCAATGCTCTCACTGCAGTCGATCTACCTGCGGGGGGGGGCGATGGAGATGAACGAGGGCTTCCATCCGAATCTGCCCGGCATTAGGATGCTACCCTTGTTCAGAAATGCAGACTGCAAGTGCAGCTGCAACACGACGCAGCTTCAAGCGGAAGACGGTGCAGAGCAGACGTTGCACTGGTGCCAGTTCATTTCACGGTTTCAGTTCGTGTACGTGCGACCGAAGGAAGACGGCTCCCAACACGAGGAAGACGAGATCGAGACACACCGACTCGCCTCAATCACGGCAGAAATCGCCGCTGTCTACAACCTTAGCGGCGACGCCCTCCCCGATGCGGAAACGCTGCATCACTGGGCCAGCAACAACGTGTTGCTTCACACATGGCCGTACTGGCGAGAGTACTGCCACAACACGCTGCTGCGAATGGGGCTGCCGGTAACGATGATCCCGCTGATCAGCCTAGCCCCACCACAAGGGCAGGACGCCGCGGCTGAATGATGGACGCCCGCCCCCATGGCGGGTTTTCTTTTAGCGCAGGCGCGCCACCCAGTGCGCCTCCGACACGATCGCAACCCCGGGCTGCAGCAAGAGGCGAGACAGGATGGCACCGACGTACTGCCAGCCGTTAGCGAACCCGAGGCTGCCGAGCACGTCATCGCAATAGCCTCCTGATAGCCAGATGCAATAGCTTATCCACAGCCGGATTGCCGGAACGGTGATAGAGTCGGGCTGTCGAATAAAAGCCGCCAACCGAAGCGGCTTTTTGCACATGAGGAGCAAACGTTGACCACGCTTACCCGAGAGCGCCGCGAGCTGCAGGCCTTCAGCGCCAGCGTAACCGCAGGCGCTGCGCGCTCGCTCGACCTTCTCCGCGACATCGAAATCACACTGGCTTGGCTCAACAGGCTGACAGGCATGCTGCGTGCCGATGCTGAGTTCGCCGAGTCGGCCAACGCAGACCTGGGGGCCACCGCCTGCCCCATCGACCCGGACGACGCCATTCAAGATGCGCTCGAAAACGCGCAGCGCGAAGTCAAGGCGCTGTACGAGATCCTGATCGACAAGCGTCAAGCCGGGCGCGACGACCGCCGCCTCACCGAAGACGACGGCATTGAGGCTGCATACACTGAGGCGATCGCACAAGCCGCGGACCTCCACAACGCCATCGACGCCCTGCGCTGGAACATCGGCGAGCACGACATCGACGCAGCCCCGCAGCCCAAAGGGCCCATCTACGCCGCCGCCGACGTAGACGCGCTGTTCGACGACCTCTTGGGCCGATGACCAGACTGCATCCCATCAAGCGCATTCGTGCCACGACCGCGTTTGGCGAGATGCTCCGAAAGCTCCCGCCCGAGATCCAGGAGGCGGCAAGGCAGGCAGTGAAGGATCTCGTTGCCGACCCCCACCCCAAGAAGTACAGGCTGGAAAAGCAGACGGCGGACTACTGGACAATCCACGTCACGCGCAACCACTCTCACAAGCTGAGCTTCGCGCTCGAGGGGGACTGTGCCGTACTGCGCAAGATCGGGACACACAAGGAAATCGACCGTGCGCCCTGACTCGCCCCCTCACCGCCTCTTCCACTTGAACGACAGCTCGCCGGCCACCAGCCACAGGTGCCGCATGTTCGCCACGTTCACCACATCCGCATCCGCCGGGTAGATCTCGACCGCATCTCGCGCGCCGTAGCCGATCTCGCGCTTGATCCGCATCAGCTCGTCCCACGAGATGCCGTCATTCCAGCGCTCGCCATTGTGGCTCGTCCGGCAGATGCTTAGCCGCGCATTCACCAGCGAGTCGGCGACGGCGAACTCCTGCACCAGGTAGTCGCGCGACACCCAGACGCGCACGCGACCCGACTGTTGGCCGGCATCCGGCCACCGCGCCCGCGGCACTTCGGTGAGCACCGCCAGGCGCTTCGCGTTCTCGCGCTCGAGCTGGCGGCGCCGGTCTCGGGTCAGGATGTTCACTCTTCACCCCGCTTCGGCGCTGCGTCCTGGGCGGATCGGATGCGCAACAGCAATTCAAACGCTAGCGCCGCAACAAACTCATCCTTTCTGCCCGCGTTTCGATAGGCCTGCATCAACAATGCCATGACGCCATCGGCGCCATGGTCCAGAATGCGGTTGATCGTTTCGGAATAGGGTCCAATTGCCATGTCTGCTCTCCTGGGGCTATGCCCTCACTGCATCAAGGATGTTGTGTTCACGGTGGCGACAACCCGTCCCGTCAAGGACTCGCCCAACGAATTCGATCTGTTCTGCGCCTGCCCAAGCTGCGAGCGGGCATCCATCGCGCACGTCATCTTCAACGACGCAAAGAAGCGGGGTTTCCAGCGCGACTGGCCCAAAGTCATTCGCCCCGAGCCGGGCATGAGCATCGAGATCATCCCCAAGCCGCCCATCGCGCGCGCGCCAGAACACCTGCCCGCGCAGGTTGAAGCGCTGTTCATCCAGGGTGCAGACACACTGATTCGCGACCACAAAAACGGCGACGCCGCCGCAATGGTCTTTCGCAAGACGCTCGAAGTTGCGCTCAAGACCCGCTGGCCGGACATGACCGGCACGCTCGCCCACCGCATCGACCTGCTTGCCACCCGCCACGAAATCACCAAGAGCCTGGCCGAGTGGGCGCACGCCATCCGGTTCGACGGCAATACCGCCGCGCATGACACCGACCCGGTAACGGTCGAGTTCGCTCGCAACCTGCGCGACTTCACCGAACTGTTCCTGATGTACGTCTTCACGCTGCCGGCCATGCTGGAACAACGACGGCGCGCGTCTGCCATCTGAACGCGCACCATCACCCGCCCTCCTGCTTCTTGGCGACCAGCCGATCCAGCCGCTCAATCTCGGCGAGGATCAGGGCGCCCGCCTTCACCAGGTCGCGGCGCGGAGTGGTCGGTTTCCACCACGAGTCGTCCCACGGCCACTCTATTGGCGCCGAGTCGGTCGTGTAGTTGTCGAATGGCGTATCGATAACCCATCCCCGCGAATTTACGTGGCGCGCATAGCACGCCGCCGCCCCCGCAAGCTGCCCGGCGCTGTGCTGGTCATCGTGCTCCGGCGTCCAGCCCTCGGCCTCGAGCTGCCGGCGGCGCTCCGCAGCCACATCAAGCACGGCCTGCGAGCCCCACGCGAGCAAGTCGCCGGGCGTCGGACCGGAATCGAGGTCCGAGTCCTGCTGCATCGGTGCGCGCCCGGCAGCAGCGAGCGCCGCACGAAGCGCAGGCCCGAACGTCCCCGCCTGATTGTGTACGTCGAACACCCGCGCAAACGCCTGCGTCATCGCCTCGGTCAGCAAGCTCTCGGGCACCGCAGCCTCCCGACCACGAATGAGCCTGGCGCGCATGTATCTCGCTGCGAAAGTTACTGCCTGAGTATCTTCAATCCTGCGTGACAGACCGACCCCCTCCGGGCTAGCTGCCCCTGCTGCAAGCACGGCCTGCGTGGGGTCTGAGCCGATCCCCTTTGGCTTTGGCAAGCCCCCGCAACCTCGCTCGCGCATGGCGCGGTCAATCGCCTCGTCGTAGGCCGCAGGGTCGCGCGCGGCCTCGTGGCTGATCCTCACCCCGTCCGCAACGCGAACGAAGCGGTAACGCGTGGCGTCGCGCCAAACGTCATCCGGAATGCTCGACTCCGCACGTTCTGCTGCGGAAACGAGGGCTGCAAAGCGTTTAAGCGCAGCCTCGTATGAGAGCTGATCCGCGTTCGCCTTGTCCCACCAATTCTCGATGCCGGCTGCACGCGCCATTTTCATGATTTCGTTGCAGTCCATCTCCTCATCCCCCGAAGAAGAACAGCCAATCATCAGCCTGCAGCTCGCGCCGCTCGGTTGCCGGCCTCGACGTCAGTACCGCCTCCCATCCGGCGTACTCGCGGGCTTTCTCGCCGTGCTGCTTGATCTTCGTGTGGCACTCGGAGAGCTTGCGCTGATAGTCGTCCTTGACCACGACGCGCGCACCGCCGAGCGCCGCCGTGTTCGCGTACAGCGCGGCGATGTCCTCGCTGATTTCCAGGCCGCTCGCGCGCACCTCCTCGATCACCTCCGCCTTCTTCTCTTCCCACCACGCCAGCCGGGCTTCGTGATGCGCGCGCTTCTTGACTGCGGCCGCTGCCAGGTCCGACACGGCATAGTCGAAGGCCCATTCGTTGCGCTTCATGTGAACTCTCCTATGAGTTGATCCCGCCCGGATGAGCGAGTAGAGGGATTGTGGCATAAAAGTTAGGCGACGCCTATTGACATGAAGTTAGGCGACGCCTACTATCCATCCCAACGCACTACCACGACAGGGGTCCCACGATGACGCAAGCCGAACAGCACGACGCCACCCCGGCGCCGGCAGAAACCACCGCCGCAGCAGCACCGATCCGCGCCTACAAGGCGTTCGACCAGAATCTGCAATGCCGCGGCTTCCAGTTCGAGGTCGGCAAGACCTACGAGCACGACGGCGAGGTCGCTGCCTGCAAAAGCGGCTTCCACGCATGCGAAAACCCGCTCGACGTGTGGAACTACTACCCGCTCGATAGCCGTTATGCGGTGGTGGACTTGAGTGGCGCAGCGAGTCTTCACAGTGACGACTCGAAAATCGCGGCTGCACGCATCACGATCAGCGCGGAGATCGCCCTCCCGCAGATCATTAGCGACGGCGTCTCGTACCTGATGGGGCTGTGCAAGGCCGCTTTTGCGCTGAAGCCTGACGCGGCAGCCTCGGGCTACCGCAGCAAGCTCGCCGCCTCGGGCGACGGCAGCAAGCTCGCCGCCTCGGGCAACGACAGCAAGCTCGCCGCCTCGGGCAACTACAGCCAGCTCGCCGCCTCGGGCGACGGCAGCCAGCTCGCCGCCTCGGGCAACGGCAGCCAGCTCGCCGCCTCGGGCAACTACAGCCAGCTCGCCGCCTCGGGCGACGGCAGCCAGCTCGCCGCCTCGGGCAACGACAGCAAGCTCGCCGCCTCGGGCAACGACAGCAAGCTCGCCGCCTCGGGCAACGACAGCAAGCTCGCCGCCTCGGGCGACGGCAGCCAGCTCGCCGCCTCGGGCAACTACAGCCAGCTCGCCGCCTCGGGCTACCGCAGCCAGCTCGCCGCCTCGGGCTACCGCAGCAAGCTCGCCGCCTCGGGCGACGGCAGCGTCTGCGTGTCAGCCGGCCTCGGCGCAACCGCGCGGGCAGGAGATGGCGGAGCAATTGCCCTGACCTACTACGACGGCACCCGCTACCGAATCGCTGTCGCATATGTTGGAGAAAACGACATCGAGCCGCACGTCAATTACCGCGTCAACGATGCCGGTGAGTTCGTGCGGGCGCAGGACTGAAAAACACCGATCACCTCCCCTGAGAGAAGCGCCAGACGCGGCTGGATTGCCGGGCGACTCCGCGAAGACCGCGCCCGGCCCTTCTTCTCTGCAGGTCATTCGAATGGAGACGCACATGAACACAGCACTCGAACAGGCCTACGAGCGCCGCACGCTCAGCGCCCACTACGCCGAGTTGGACGCCTCGCTTACCGAGGACGAGGCGATCGAGGCCGCCGCAGCCGAAATCTGGGCGCGTGAGATCGGCCACCCCATCCCCGGCAACATCGTCGAGGAAGCCATCGGCGACGTGCTCGCCGCGATGGACGAAGCCGAGCTGGGCGAACTGGGCGCCGCGTTTGCCGCCGGCCCCGCAGACCTGGGCGCAATGCTCATCGGCCGGGTTGATGGGTATCTGCAGGCCCGGTGCCGCGAGAGGGCGCGCGAACAGCTCGAGCAGGAACGCATGCAAGCCGAAGCAGAGGCCGTCGCCGACAGGATGGCCGCGTGATGGGCGCCGCGCTGCTTGCAGTGATGTGGCTCGCCGCCGGGCTGCTGGTGGCGCGATGTGTAGGAATCAACCGTTACCAGGAAGAAAACATGAACCCCAACAAGAAACCCGCCCCGCGTTGGCCTGCCTGGCTTGGAGTCGCCCTGATTTTCGCTGGATACGGCGTGCTTGAGGCGCACGACGCGCACACCGAGATGCTGATCGCCAAGGCCGATGCGGAAGCAGCGATCGCGGTTGCACAGGTAGCCCGTCAGTACGGGATCGAGTGCGAAGAGCCGCACGCCGTTATCGCCGAGGTGCAGCCATGAACGCTCCGGATACGCTCCCGTCTCTCACCGTCCGCGCGTCGTCCTGGGCAGGGCTCTTCGACTGCGCCTACCGGTGGGAGGGCATCCACCTCTTGAAGCTTCGAAACGTGGTCGGCCTGCGCGCAGCCCTCGGGACGGCGATCCACGCCGGTACCGCGGTGTTCGACCAGTCGCGCCTCGATGGTGCAGGCCTCACCGCCGACGACGCCGCCGGCGCGATGGTCGACAAGCTGCGCGACCCCGAGAACGAGTTCGATCCTGCACGCGATGACCTGACCATGCCCGAAGCCGAGCGCGTCGGCCTGGCGCTCGTCTCGAAGTACTGCACCGACGTTTCCCCGCGCTACGACTTCGTCGCTGTGGAGATGGAGACCAAGCCGCTCGATATCGACTGCGGCGGCGGCGTCATCGTGCGCTTGACCGGGACCATGGACCGCGCCCGGATCCGCCGACATGGCGACGCAGTCGGGATCGCTGACCTCAAGAGCGGCTCCGCTGCCGTCCAGAAAGGTGCGGCGGTCACCAAGGGCCACGGCCCCCAGATCGGCACCTATGAGCTCCTGTACGAGCACACGACGGGCCAACCCATCACCGACGACGCCGAGATCATCGGACTCAAGACCAAGGGCACGCCCGAGATCGCGACAGGAACGATCCGCAACGGCAAGCGCGTGATGGTCGGTACCGACGAACACCCGGGCCTCATCGAGTTCGCGGCCGAGATGTTCAAGACCGGCCGCTTCTATCCCAACCCCAAGTCGCTTCTGTGCTCGGACAAGTACTGCCCGCGCCATGCGACCTGCCCATTTCACGATTGACCTGGAGGTCACAGAACATGAACGCTCCCGCCGCAACACGCGCCACCAGCCTCGATGCCCTTCGTTCGCCGCAAGAGGCCTCAATGCCAGCCGTGGCGCCCGGCTTCGGCTCTCTGCAGTCTTTCGAGCTAATGCAGCGCCAAGCCAAGCTGCTGTGCTCCTCCACGCTGGTGCCGGCGCAGTACCGGGCTGTTGTTGTGAAGACCGACTACAAGGGCAACGAGATCAGCCGCACGGAGAACCCGAACGCGCTCTCGAACTGCGTCATCGCGCTGAACATGGCGTCGCGCATGAATGCCGACCCTTTGATGGTCATGCAGAACCTCTATCTGGTCGAGGGCCGGCCGTCGTGGTCCTCGCAGTGGATCATCGCGCAGATCAACAACTGCGGGCGATTCTCTCCCTTGCGTTTCAGCATCCAGGATCTGGGCGAAAAGACCGTCGAGTACACGACGTACCAATGGAACGATGCGACGCGCAGGAAAGAGGCACAAACCCAGAAGGTCAAGATCCACGACAAGCAGTGCATTGCCTGGGTCATCGAGAAGGGCACCGAAGAGAAGCTCTTCTCGCCGCCGGTGAGCATCGGGATGGCCGTTGCCGAAGGTTGGTACACGAAGAACGGCAGCAAGTGGCAGACGATGGATGAGGTGATGCTTCGGTACCGCGCCGCTGCCTTCTTCGGAAAGCTCTACGCGCCTGAACTGTTGATGGGCCTCCCGTCAGCCGAAGAGTCTGCCGACGTCATCGATATGGAACTGCAAGCCGGTGGCGGATATGCGATGGCGGACAGCAGCCCGGTCACGCTCGATGCGATGCGCGAGGCCGCAGCGCCGGCGCCCGCTCTCACCGAGCAGAAGCCGGTCACCGTGCCGCCGCCGCAGACCAAGACGGAGACCCCAGCCTACGTCGATCGCGAAACGGGCGAGATCCGCGAGTCGGCCGCCACTCAGCAACAGGACGACGGCGCCCCAGGCTTCGCCGACGCTCACGCCGCGGTGCGCGCCGGCGACTTCGATCTCGCACGCGACATCGCCCGCTCTCTCCCCGAACAGCAACGGCAGCAGATCGAGGCAGCGATCGCCAACCTGTCGCAGGCGCGCGAGGAGAGCGAGAGCCCCGCACCTCAGGCGCAGCCCGCCCGCCGAGGTCGCGGCCAGGGTGGTTTGAGCCTCGAGTAACCGATCAACGGGGCGAAGCCGGCCACCCTCCCCTGTCCGATCTACAGGTCGGCCGAGCCCCACCCAACACACGAGAAGGTCATGGGTGAAACCGTTCAAGACCACTACACCGAAGACGATTTCGAGTCCCTGCTCGACGACGCGGAAAGCAACGCCGCCAACGACTGGGAAGAGGAATTCGTCGCCGACATGAAGGCGCGCTTTCAGCAGTACGGCAAGCGCATGTACATCAGCGCCGCGCAGCGCTCGCACCTTGAGCGCATCGCGGACGACGAGGGCTGACCCATGATCCGAAACATCGTTGCCTACCCGCTCCCGCACGGCTGGCCGCATCTCGCCCATGAAACTGCAGAGTTGCTGTCTCGGCGCACCTTCCAGCGCTGCGGCCCGCTGGATACCGCGCACGCCGGTTTCGTGCCGCCTCGCGACGACGCAGCGCTGTGCGAGGCCATTGCCGGTCGTTATCTGTTCTGCCACCAGCACGAAGAGAAGCTCCTGCCCGCCTCCGTCGTCAACGAGTACGTCGAGGCGAAGCGCGACGAGATCGAGCAGCACCAGGGCTACAAGCTCGGGCGCAAGCAGATCAAGGAGATCAAGGAGCAAGTGATCGCCGAACTGCTCCCGCTGGCATTCACAAAGAAGCGCCGCGCGCTCGCATGGATCAACAAGGAGCGCGGATGGTTGATCGTTGAGGCCACGAGCGCCAAACGAGCAGAAGACGTCCTCGAAGACATGCGGCGCGCGATTGACACCCTGCCCGTTGCGCAGCTCCACACCGAGGTGAACCCCGCCCGGGCGATGCTCCGCTGGCTGGCAGACCAGGAGGCGCCCGAGCGCTTCAGCATCGACTCGGACTGCGAACTGGTGTCTGTCGCCGAGGATGAGGGCGTCGTGCGCTACTCGAACTGGGACCTGTCCGGCGAAGACGTTCAGTACCAGCTCACGATTGGCCGCTCGCCAACGCTGCTCGGACTGACCTTCAATGATCGCGTCAGCTTCATCGTGACCAACCGGCTTGAGCTCAAGCGGATCTTGCTGCTCGACATCGTGACAGCGGGTCAGGACGAAGCCGACGACGCCATTGCCAAGTTCGACGCCGACTTCACGCTTGCTGCAGCCGAAATCGAGGGCGCGCTGGAGGCTCTGGTCGGCGAGCTCGGCGGGCTGGCGAGAAAGGACGCCCCGGATCTGGTCGATCAGGCGAACCCAGCCATCGACAACGTATTGGCAGCCGGCACCGTGACGTTCACTGGTGTCGATGGCGAGGCCCTCGGCATCGGCAACGACCTGGACCCGCTCTACCACGACGCCAAGCGCGTCGTGCTCGAACAGGGTCGCCCTTCCATCTCCCTGGTCCAGCGCCACCTGCGCATTGGCTACAACCGCGCCGCCCGCCTCATCGAGCAGATGGAGGCCGATGGCCTCGTCTCCGCGATGCGGGCGGACGGCACTCGTGAGGTACTCGCAGCATGAAGGCCCGCATCTTGACCTTCCCTGCGCATGGGGCCTATGCTTCGCCTGTCGCTGGCAAACAACCGGCGACCGGGATTGGCGTCCCGTCCGGAGCGGCGATGAGCCGCGACAGCGTTCTGCAGAGCGGCTTTTTTGCGTCTGGTGCGTCCTTTATGGGCGGGCTGGACGGGGAGCCCTCGGGCTCGCCGGTGCTCCGCCGGTACGCCAACCCGTTCAGTTCCGCCCACCCCGATTGGCGTCGGGAGGCGGTTCTCAATGAACCGGAGCGTACCAACATGACCACCATCGCCCTCGGCGCGTCCGCGCCTGCAGTTTTCGACTTCCAATCCCATCAGGTCCGCGTCGTCCTGAAAGACGGCGAGCCGTGGTTTGTCGCCAAGGACGTTTGCGACACCCTTGGCTATGCCAACAGCCGGAAAGCCGTCGGCGACCACCTGGACGACGATGAAAAGGGTGTAACCAGCGGTGACACCCTTGGCGGCGAGCAGAAGCTGACCATCATCTCCGAGTCCGGCCTGTACGCCCTGGTGCTCCGCAGCCGCAAGCCCGAGGCACGCAAGTTCGCCAAGTGGGTCACGTCGGAAGTTCTGCCGGCGATCCGAAAAACCGGCGCCTACTCGGCCACCGCTGGCGACATGGTGAGCAAGGCCCACGCCCTGCGCTGCTTCGCCATGACCTCGGCGCTCGCCGGCCATGCACAGATCGTGGCAATGAATCAGCTTCTCGACCAGGACGAAGAAGCGCTTCGGCTCGGTCGCTTCCTCGTCACCTTCAACGGCGAGACGCCCATCGTCCAACCTGTCCCCGACGACGCCACCGTGATCCCCTGGAGCCGCGCCCCGGAGATCCTGCGGGACCCCGGCGCGCTTCTGCCCACCGAGTTACTCACCGGAATCGCTCGCGCCTGCCTCGATGTGATTGCGCGGCGCTGCCCGTCCCACAAAGGCAAAACCGAACGGAGGGCAGCATGAAGACGCTCGAACGGCGCTTCTGGAGCAAGGTCAGGAAGTCGGACAGCGACTGCTGGCTGTGGATTGGCTGCCGAGATCGTCGCGGATATGGACAGCTGGCCCGGGGTGGGAAATACGGCGGTCACATGAAGGCGCACCGCGCTTCCTACGAAATCAACGTTGGCCCCATTCCGGAAGGAATGCACGTTCTTCATCGCTGCGACAACCCCGCATGCGTTCGCCCTGAACACCTGTTTCTTGGCGACCACTTCGCGAACATGCGCGACATGTGGAACAAGGGGCGCGGACGGTGCGACGGAGGCGGACGTCCAGGTTCCGCAAACGGAAATCACCGACTAACCGAAGAACAAGTCGCGTCAATCATTCGGCGGCACCGCGCAGGCGATTCAAGCCGGAAGCTGGGCGCTGAGTTTGGCGTATCAAAAACGCTTGTCCTCATGATCGCTCGCGGCGACGTGTGGAAGCACATCGACAGGAGCCGACTGTGAAAATTCATAGTGTCCACGTAAGCAACTTCCTTGGTGCAAGAGCCGTTGATCTGCAGCTTGACGCGCCGGTACAACTCGTTGCGGGCATGAACGGCGCGGGAAAATCATCTATTAAGGACGCCATCAGCCTGGCCCTCACCGCCGACCTGTGCCGCATCTCGAAGAAGGGCGAAGCCGCGGCGCTCATCAGCGAAGGGGCGACGAACGCCCGGGTGTTCGTGCAAACCGACGAGCGCGACTTCGAAGTCACCATCTCCAAGGCTGGCAAGATCACCGATCATGCGGCCGGTCGGGAGCCTCATCCCGCATTGCCTTTCGTCCTGGATCCTGCCCGCTTCGCGCAGCTCGCCGAGGCGGACCGGCGCACGATGCTTTTCAGCTTGCTGGGCATCGAAACCAGCCACAAGGCCATCGCAGAAAGGCTGTTAAAGCGCGGCTGCGACCCAGACAAGATCGAAGAGGTCACACCGCTGCTTCGTGGAACCTGCTGACATGGGCGCGTGCGAAATTGAGGGCTGCAAACGCGCGCTGTATTCAAAGCGCTACTGCAAGCCGCACCACTACGAACACGCTCGAGGCGGGGACACGTCGCCTCGCCGCCCGGCAAAGCTTCCAGCGAACGCCACTTGCTCTGCCGCAGGCTGCGACCTCCCCGTGAAGGCCAACGGGCTTTGCAGAAAACACTACCTGCGAAATTTACGGAACGGCGATACCGACCTGCGGCGCGTGACGATTCCTGCCGGCGGTCCGTGCGCCGTTGATGGATGCGACAAAACCGCTCGCGCTACCGGCTACTGCATAGGCCATTACAGACGGCTGCGACTCCACGGCGATCCGCTCGGCTCCGGAAGGACGAAAACTGAGATGGATCGCTTCAGCGAGAAATACCGAGCCAATACTCAGACCGGGTGCTGGGAATGGACTGCGGAACGCAACCGTAAGGGATACGGGATCTTCTGGCACAACGCCTCGATGACCGGAGCCCATCGGGCTTCCTACGAATTGCATGTGGGACCAATACCTGACGGACTCCACGTTCTCCATCGTTGCGATAACCCCCCGTGCGTGAATCCGGCTCATCTCTTTCTCGGCACCAACCAAGACAACGTGGACGACCGTCAAAGAAAGGGCCGCTGGAAAGTGAACGCCAACAAGACTGAGGTGCGAAATGGGTTTTAACGCCGCATTCGAGTATGCGAAAGACAAGGCCAAGGAAAGCCGTATTCTTTGGAAGGCCATCACCGGCGAAACCTACGGCGACAAGAAAGCCGAGGCCTGGGAGCCCCCGCTCGCTACACCTGTCTCTGGGAACCCATCAGCCCTGGCTGAGAATGCGCAGGCCCGGGTGAAAGCGCTGGGCGAGCATATCGCCGCATTGCACCAAGAGCTTGGCGCCGCGCGCGCCACGCGTGAGGCCGCTCAACAACGAGCGGCACGCATCGAACGTCTGCGCGATCAGGCTGGCATGGTCGAGCGCATCAAGGGCCGGCTGGCCACCGCCGAGGAGAATGTCACTCACTGCAAGGCGCAGCTCGCCGGCAGCGAGGACCCGAAGGCCCCGGGCAGTTACCTTGCGCGCGGTCTGGCTGGGACCCTCGCCGAATTCGTCGAGGTCGCGGACGAGGCCGGAATCGACGCGAACCTCACCAACCGCGCTCGCGCCCACCTCGTCGAGTACCGCAAGCTGCACGGAGACCCGAACGCCGAGCCCGCCGACACAGCGCGCCTGGCCGAGCTGCGCCACGCGCAGCAGGTTGCCGAGTCCGGCGCCGCGAACGCCCGCCGGGATCTCGCCGCGGCTGAAGCTGCAGGCGCAGAACTCGCCGAGCTCGAGAAAGCTGCGCCGCTCGAGGCGCCGAAGATCTTGGACATCGAAACGCGCTTGGCCGATGCCCGCCGGCGCCACACGGACTGGCAGGCCGACGCCCAGAAGTATCTGGAGGCCGCCGGCGCTGCCGAGCGCCGCGCAAAGCAGATCGCCAGCGCGGCTGAGCATCACGCCGACGTGCAGCAGTGGTCGGCGATTGCCGACGCACTCAGCCCGAACGGAATTCAGGCCGAAATGATCGCCGAAGCGCTCGATCCGCTGAACGCGCGCCTGGCCGAGCATGCCGCGCTCGCGCAGTGGCAGCCGCCGCGCATCGGGGCCGACATGGTCATCACCGTCGGCAGCCGGCTATACGGGCTTCTTTCCGAGTCCGAGCGCTGGCGCGCCGATGCCCTCCTCGCCGTGACCATCGCCCAGCTTTCCGGCCTGCGGCTCGTCGTTCTGGACCGCCTGGACGTGCTCGACGCGACCGGTCGCGAGGATGCGCTGTTCTGGCTCTCCGACGTTGCCGAGGCCGGGCAGATCGATACGGCGATCGTTCTCGCCACGCTGAAGGCCGCACCGCCCGCCCAGGCCCTGCCGACGCACATCGCAAGCCACTGGATCGAGCGCGGCACCCTGATTGCGACCCACACCAACCAGCAAGCCCTGGAGGCAGCATGACCACCAAACCCCCGAAGTTCGCCCCCGTCACCGGCGAAGCAGCCCTCGCCATGCGCCAGAAAACCGGCCTGAATCAGTCAAGGTTCTGGTCAGTCGTCGGCATCGGCCAGTCCGCAGGCAGCCGCTACGAGTCCGGCCGCAACATCCCGCGCCCGGTGCAAATGCTCCTGCGCATCGCCTACGGCACCAAGGCGCAGGCAGCAAAGCAGGTTGAAGCCCTTCGCCCGGGTGCTGCCGAGGAGTCCGCATCGTGAACGCCCGCGACAACACCCCCTTGCGTACCCTGATTGCCGATTACCTCGCAGCCGGTGAAGACACGGCCGCCGGGATCGCCAAGGCCATCGGCAAGGGCGATACCCCTTCGATGGTCATCAAGGAGCTCAACGCTATGCGCACCGACGGCCAGGTCGAGTGCGAGCAGCGCGGCAAGAAGAAGGAGCTCGTGTACTGGCTTGCTGTTCCGCTCGCCGTCGCCGCAGATGACTATGAGCCCGAGCCGCCCCCCGCGCCGGCGACCATCAGCGAGGTCATGCTCCCGCCGGGCGTCCGCCATGGAACACGCGCCGCGCAGATCTACCGCGTGCTGCCGCTCTACGGCGCCGAGCCGATCGACGCTCGCGCGATCGCCACTGCCACGGGCTGCGCCAAAGCACTGATCGAAAGCGCCCTGTGGGCCATGGTTAAGGCTGGCCAGTGCATGCGCCATTCAACGGGCGGACCCTACGGCTACACCCGCCTGCCGCCCGCCTCCCCTGAAACCGTCCCCCAGAACGTCAATCCGGAGGCGGCGGACGAGATGCCGCCCGCCGACGCCTCGCTGCTAGCCCTCGCAAACCGCGAGCTTTCCGACCGCCTCGCCAGGGTCGCGCACGTGCTGCGCGGGTCTGGCTTGGAGGGCCTTAAGGACCTCGACGATGGCGCAGATCTGCAATCAGCCGCGGCCGCGCTGACCGGCGCGTATCAGATGGCGCTCGCCGACCTTCAGGCTCGAACAGACTCGCTTTCCGCGGCATGTTCGGCGCTCGGCGCAATCGGCGATCGTCTCGACGTTGATTCAGGTACGGGTGGTTGCGGTCCTATCCTTGACGCCATCGACCTGAAGGACGAAGAAGTTGCCGACCTACAGCACAAGATCAACATGCAGGACGCCGAGCTGTTCAAGCAGGCTGGCGTGGTCGTGGATTTGCGCAATCAGCTCGGCGCAGAGCGCACCGCGCGCCAGGCACTGCAGGAGCAGATCGACGAGCTGCAGCGCGAAGCGATGCGCGGTGCCTCGCTCCTGTCGGGGGACGATCGCTACACCGCAGCCGGCTACCTGGTGCGTGCACCCAAGCGTCCGCTGCGCACCTTCAGCCGGGCCGAGTCCGCCCAAGCCGCAGCCCTGGCCGCCGCGCGTAACGGCAGCGGGCGCGGAGAAGTATTCGCGCTCGTGCCCGTCGGCAAGGCGGTGCGCGGCGCGGAATGGAGGCCGTCGTGATCCAGCACCACACCGCCCCGCCCGCGTGTGCCGCCTGCGGGCATCTGCAGCGCTCGGCGGTGCATTGCGGCCCGATCGTCGAGCAGAACGATCACTGCCGGCACCCGACGGGCCCCAAACCAATGCATGACCCGTGCGCCTGGCACAGCGACGGCGCGGTCATGCGGATCGATGGGAATCGGGTGTAACCATGAACGACAGCCCCGTATCACTCTCGCGCGCCGATCGTCGCAAGTTCGAAAAAGCGATGCGGCGTTCTCCTCGCGCTCCTCGCGCCGCGCGCAAGCGCGGTGATCTCCCCTTGCGCCTGCTGCCGTGGAACATCCACGGCGTGTGGGCGCCGCTCGATCGCATCCTCGCCAAGCTCGAGCTCGACGGCACCGCCGAGTATTCCGGCGGCGAGCCGGTCCTCTACGACCCCGGGACGAACGACTGGCACAACAGCGCCCAGGCAATCCGCGGCATTGCTGATTTCCATGAGGTCGCGGCGCTGCGCAAGGGATGGACCATCAACACCGAGCCGATCACCCGCTTTGCGCGGCTGCTCGAGCTCGATGACGAGATCACCCAGCAGGACATCGACGACGTCCGCTCGTGCTCGGTTGTGCTACGCACACTCGCCGGCTCGCTCACCCTGCGCGAGGCCCGCGCCTACCTGGACGAGACCTGCATCAAGATCGAAATCGAGAAGGCGGGACTCACGGAGAGTCCAGCATGATTCTCAGCGCCGCCCAGCTGGAGGAGCTCACCGGCCGCGTGCGCCCGTCGGCGCAGCGGCGTATCCTCCAGCACCTCAAGATCCCGTTCCGGGTCCGCCCGGACGGGACGCCGGTTGTCCTCGAAGCGGATCTCCATGCGCCCACGAAAGAAAAATCGCGAGCTCCCCAGCTGTGTTTATCTTAAACACGGCGCCTACTGGTACGTAAAGAGGGGTAAGTGGGTGCGGCTGGGCGCCGAGTTCTCAGCAGCAATGCAAGAATACGCTCGCCTCCACGAGCAGAAGCGCGGTGGCATGCCCGAGATGATCGAGACGCTACTTCCGCGCATCGTCGCCGGCAAGGCACCGGCCACCGTCCGCAAATACACCGAGGCCGCCCGCTACCTTCAAAAGGTCTTCGCAGAGTTCGCACCTGAGCAAGTGACCTCGGCCGATGTCGTTGCGCTGAGGCGGCACCTGATTGATCACGCCACCGTGTGCAACCGGACCATTTCGGTCCTTCGCATGCTGTTCCACGAGGCGCTCGAGGATCGGCTGGTCGAGCGCAACCCGTGCGTCGGTGTGCCCACCGTGCGCCAGCCCAAGCGCGACCGTCGCGTCGAGCCGGAGGAGTTCGAGCGCATCAAGGCCCAGGCGTCCCGAAAGCTCGCCGCGATAATGGACCTATGCTATCTGACCGGACAGCGAATCTCCGACGTGCTCAAGATCGCCCGCGGCGACCTGCGTGAGGAAGGTTTGTATGTAGCCCAGGAAAAGACCAAGGCACGGGTGCTGATTCGCTGGAACGCAGACCTACGGGCTGCCGTCGAAAGAGCGCTCGCACTACACGGCAACGTGCCTGGGCTCTTCCTGTTCGGCAAGCGCCCACCTGGCTACTCCGGCGTGTGGAAGGCCTACAAGAAGGCGCGCGAGGCGGCCGGCATCCCCGACGTTGTCATCCATGACCTTCGAGCCATGGCTGGCACAGAGGCTGAGGCCCAGGGTGTTGATCCCCAAAAGCTGCTGGGTCACACTGATCGAAAGATGACCGAACGCTACCTGCGCGACCGCCGAATTACCGAGGCCGAAGGGCCTGCGTTCCGGAGGAAGAGAGATGCGACCGCGAAAAGTTAATGCCGATCTCCCACCCTGTGTGTATGAAAAGCACGGGGCGTTTTACTTCGTCCGAAAAAACCGTTGGCACTACCTCGGGAGCGACCGTGCCCTCGCCTCGCAAAGAGGTGTCGAACTCGCCGCACTTTTTAAAGACCCCGCCTACGAGGGTGACCTACGCCGGCACTTGCGTACCCTCGCAGCAGGCCTAGCGTCCAAGGGGAAGAGAGGCGCTCTCCGTTGGAAAGAGGTGACTATTACCTCTGAAGATGTGGAAGCGCTAGCTGACCAAAACGGCTGGTGTTGTGCGGTGACCGGGTTGCCGTTTCGACTCAACAAGATCAACAATCGGAGGCCTTACGCACCGAGCGTAGATCGTATAGACCCTGCAAAAGGGTATCACCGGGACAACTGCCGTATCGTCTGCGCGGCGGTAAATTTCGCGATGAATGTGTGGGGTGAACCGATGCTTAGAGAGCTGGCACATGCAGTGGTCAACAAGCACGGCAAGCGAGTTTTAGACACGACTGGGGTTTCTTAG